CTACATAAGCACCTTCTACATTAAAAGAAAAATACTCCATAGCTTCCTCGCTACTCATATCTTTCTCTAATATATCTAAGCATCTCCTAACACTATATATAAGTCTAATAGGATCGTTCGATTGATCCACACCTAATATAGCATCGTCAAATCCGTCCGCTTTAAGTAATTCAAAGTCTTTGTATATTTTTAATATCTCAGACATTATCCATCACAACTTAAACAATCCTCATCCATAGCTTTTTCAGCTATATCTCCCCTAAGAACAGATTCGGTTCTAGTATAATACAAAGTCTTAATCCCTTTCTTCCAAGCTTCAAGGTGAACTTTGTTCACAAACTTAGGATCCACCTGAGATGGGAATGCTAAGTTCAGACTAACAGACTGATCTATATACTGTTGCCTGATCCCTGCCTGATTAATTAATTCTAACTGATTAATCTCCTTAAAGGTTTTAAATACTTCTTTGTGATCTTCACTTAAAAAATCCAAACCTTGTACGGATCCTCCGTCAGCTAAAATTTGATTCCAAACTTCACTAGTATTCATATTTAACTTATCTAAGACTTTTTCCAGAGTAGGGTTTTTACGTATGAAAGTACCTTTAGCACTTTGTTCAGTAAATACATTAGCAGCCCAAGGCTCAATGCCGGGACTAATATTGCCACTAAGCTTGCTGTTACTAACTGTAGGAGCAATAGCTCTAAGGTGAGTATTCCTAAACCCCGTACCAACGCACCATAATGGCTCTCCGTATTTATCAGCAAGAGCCATACTAGCTCGTTCGCTTTCGATTTTAATTTGGCTAAATATCCTTCGTGTTTCATGTTGTGCTAATAATCCTTCAAAGGGTAAACCCTTCTCTTGTAAATATGTATGCCAACCCAATACACCTAGTCCTATGGCTCTACCTTTTTCAGCAGACCTTACAGAGTTTTCAAATCCCTTCAGACCCTTTGCTCTTTGTATGAACTCTTGCATAACACCATCTAAGAAGAATGTGCTATCGTATATTAAGTTAGTATCTTTCCATTCATTATATTTTGCTAGGTTTAAACTAGACAGACAACAAACAAAACTATGATTCTCATCTGTATGCAAGGTAATCTCTGAACATATATTTGTCATAAAAACCTTCAATGCGTTATCCTTGTAAGAAGACGGATTCGCTTTATTTACATTCCCCTTAAACATTATATAAGGTTCTCCGGTAGCTTTTCTCTTCTGTAAAAGCTTACCCCACTTTCTCCTCGCTACTTTATCTCCTGACCCTAACTTCCTCATAAACTTATCACCTATAATAGCACATTGATGCATATTAAGTGATTGTCTATTTACATCCCCTTTAGGTTCTCTTATGTCTAACCAATCCTCAAAGTCAGCGTGCTCAATATTTAAGTTTACACTTGCCGCACCTCTTCTTACAGATCCTTGATTAGTCGCAAGAATAGTGGAGTCGTATACCTTACAAAAAGGTACAACACCATCTGAAGTTCCATTGTTAGTTATGTTAGCACCGGCAGGTCTAATCTGATTAATACCAATACCAACACCACCACCATGCTTTGCTAATAACATCATCTCTAAATTCTTAGATCCTATGTCGTATATAGAGTCAGCTACATCAATCCCAAAACAACTGATTGGTAGACCTCTGTCTGTGCCTGTATTAGAGAGCACTGGAGACGCTAAACACAACCAACCGTTCCATATATAGTCAAAAAACTTTTCTTCCATCTCAGGCTTCTCTAGCCGTCTAGCAATGGTCTTTGCAACTCTTTCGTAGGCTTCCTTTGGTGTCTCGTTGGGTAGTAAATACCCACCTTGAATTGTTTTCTTGTAGACATCACTATCTGCCCAAGAGGGGTAATCCTTCCCCTTTATCCATCTATTACTACTAGTCATTTATTTTTATTTTAAAAGGTGTATTAACCAAGCAACTAAACCGTTTAGATTTAATATTACTAAATTCCATTGTCTTCTTGAAGTTGTCTGAACCATTACTAATATAAATCCTGCTATGTAAAGTTCAGCTGATATAGTCCATTGAGCCGCAATTAAAAAACCACTACCCATGTAACCAACTCTTTCATACATTTTCTCTAAAGGTGAAAGACTTCTATTCCTTACAAGTTGGCTTTCTATTTTACCAAATATCTTCGAAATCTTCCCCTTCATTTGCTTTGCTATAATCTGTTGGTCTCATTGCAAAAAAGTCTGTATGCGTATGACCTCCGGTCAGATGGTAAAACCAATCTAAGTTTGATGCCGCTTCTTTGTCATAGACAAACATCCTAGATGTGACTTCATCATAACCAAGTTCCCTTAACTTTTCATTGCATCTCTTCCTGATAAACTGTTTAAGGTCGTAGGATTTAATACCTTCTATATCCCCCATCTCAAACATCTTGTCAATGTAATTCTCCTCAAGTTCCACCATTGTTTCAGCGGCATCTTTTATACTGTCCTTACAAGTAGATCTAAGGTTTTTGTCTTCATCACACATGTGATTAAACAATTGACACCCCATTTTTGAATGTAAGGATTCATCCCTAACACTCCATTTCATTTGCTGACCTATCCCTTTAAGTAAGTTACGCATTTGGAAAGAATATAACACAGCAAAAGCACTGTAAAGGCTAACACCCTCTGCGAAAGCGGAAAAGATCGCAAGTGATCGTGCAATCCCCACTGTTTCGGTTCCGGTGTATCCCACGAGATTATCAAATCTCTGAGCCGTAGCAGGCTCGTGTAAAAACGCTTCAAAATTATCAAGTCCTAATGTTTCATTTAAATAACTGTAAGCTACTGCATGTATTGTTTCCTGAGATCCAAACATCATAGCCATCTGCTGAATCTCATGTTTAGGAAACCACCCCACAACTTTTTGTGTCCAATAATCTGATACTGCACACTCAGTTTGCGCAAATCCTAATAAGATATTACCTACCAGATTCTTTTCTTCTGGGGTCAAGTTTTCATTCCAATCCTTGACATCCCCTGACATTGGTATTTCGGTGTGTAGCCAAAATGCTTGCGCTTGTTTCAACCACCCTTCAGTATAATACTCAGGGTACTCAAATGGTTTGTAAGCTATTCTATTATCAAATAATCCCATATTTATTTTTTTAACAAGTTTGATTTTAAATCTTCAATTCTCATTTTATAATTATCAGCATGAATTTTATGCCTATCATCAACACTACCTTTCACCCAAAGTTCTGACTTATCTAAAAAATCCTTTCTGCTGATATCTCCACAATACCATATATTTTCAATATCATAATATTTTTTACGTAAACCTTCTCCTTCTGTTCTGCCAAACTCAATACTTAAAAAACAATATGTATCGGGTTTTTGATGAAGACTAGTTTTAGCTACAGATACACGATAATCATCCTTTGGTTTTACTGTTCTTCTTTTTGTTTTTAATTCAATCTTCTGATCTTTATATAGAATATCGTGATTGTAATCATCTGTAGGTTTAGTCCCCCAATATTTTGCTAAAGCCAACTCAGCTACTCTAGCTGCAGCATTAGCCCTACCTTTGGTTATTGAGTTATTAAGAGATCCAAGGTCTTTAGACCATTTATGAGCCTCTTTAATCATTTCTTTTGTATGAGGTATTTTGGTTATTTTATCCATCTTGTCTGTTTTTTAAAATTAAATCAATTGTTTTATCACATTCCTTATTGGTCTGCGGTTTGTATAGGTTTCTATCATCACCTGTGTCTATTATGTGTTTCTTAAATAACTTCCATCTTAAAGGGAAGGACTCATTAGCCCTACCCTTTGTTTCTATTATAAAATCTCCACCGACAAAGTCAGGTGTATAACGAATACCTAGAACTTTTTTATTTCCTCTATCAATGTATTCCCCTTTTCCGTTATTTTGTCTTTCAAAAGCATCACGCTCAAACGTAAATGTTTCAAGCAATATAAAATTTTCTCCTTCATATTCAAATTTAATTTTTGCTTTTTTCAAAGCTATGTACATGTATTTCTCTAATCCTGATGCAAATTTGACTCCATCATGCACCACTTTCTTTGCAGTAACCGGACCTTTTTTTCTTTTAAAGACCCTGCGCATAACTGTCTCTTACCGTTAAAAGATCTGATTCTTCTTTTTCCGATAATGCTAAACTTTTAACTTCATCTTTTGCTGTCTGTATGTAGACTATGGCATCCATGAGTTCCTCTTGTATATCGTTAAGATAACCGCCTAATCCTTTTAAGCCTAAGATCCTTTCTTGATGCAAAGATCTACCGTATTTTTTCATACCAAAATCACACCTTTCTGCAAATTTTTCAATGACTTTTTTAACAACAGGATCTTCAACTTTCAATTTAATTTTATTGCTTGTATTTTTCATAATAGTATTTTCTATATTTAAAAATTTGATTCCAAATTTGAGTGTGTGTATAGCATTTTGGTG